AGGATCAGCACTTTCTTGGGACGGATGCCGAAGTCTTCAATGACCCGCCCGGAAATGTGAGCGTCGATGAGAGCCTTACGGCACTTCTCAGCCGTTTCGCTGTTCGATGCCAAGTTGCTGGCAACCTGACGGCAGGTCACGTTCATGGGCATGGCGGTGTAGGAAACCTCCAGAACCCGTGCCTTGCGAACCACAGACTCCACGCCGGGGTACGCCTTGGCCTCCGCATCGGTGGGCGGTCCCCAGTCCAATGCCTCAAACCCTACGCTCATCGCCAGCGTCCCGGCCTTGGCAAGTGCCACGCACGCCTTCACGTACGGGTTTGCCATGTCGTCATGGAACGCACCGCGGCACAGCCACCCGCCCGGATCTAGCGTCATGGACCGACACACAGCCACGGCGGAGAGAACGTCGTAGCGGTGGTCAACAAACAGGTTTTTGTTCGTTGTCAGGTAGGACCGCACATCCAGCCCGGTCGGCACCACTACCTCCCGTTCCAGATCAACGGCAGACGTATTGGCGTAGCAGACCACCTCGAGTTTGCCGTCTACGGCCTTCACGCCCACGGCACGCCCGCTGCCCCACAGCCCGGCCTTGATGCCGATGGGGTTGTCGGCACCCGCAAGCATGCCGCGTGCATGAGCCCGCTGCCGGATGAGGCCGATTCGGTCGGTGTAGTTGTTCATTGTTCAGGCTCCAGGTACTGCACCGGCATTTCGCCGCATCGGCAGTTTGGGTGAAATGGCGGCGACATCCAAGCGTCCGCACCCACCATGTACGGGTCTGTCATTGGCAGCGTCACGCCACGGTACTTGTCGGCCACAGCCGTACAGATCGGGCACGGATCGCCAGCGGTCAACACCTGCCGCCCTTCCACGCCGTTATCCGCCCACGCGAGCCGCTGCCCCTGATTGAACGCGATGGACGTTTCGGTACGGGCGATGCGTTCCGCCTGATACCCGCTCAGTTCCGGGGCCTGCTTAGTGATCGCGTTCTTGATTTCGTTGACGGTCGTACCGCGTCCAAGTTCTGACTCGATAGCCGCTTGCACATGGCCCTTCATGGTGTCGGGCACCGACTTGGCAAGTTCCAGCCCACGGTCGCGAATGTACTTCATTGCAGGTTCGTTGGCCGTGTCAAACGTGCGGGCGTTCTCGGGATCCGCAAGCCGAGTGATGCCGACCGCCGCCCCTTCCATGATCGACCGTTCAAGGTACTTGTTGGTGATCTTCTCAAACTCCGCAGCCTGCTCGGTGGTGATGGGCATGGTCATAGCCGATGCCACGCCAGCCGCCGCGTCAGGTGTCATCACAGCCGGGGGAGTTACCTGATCGTTGATCATCGTGGGAATCGTCGCCGCGTACCACGTTGCAACCTCGGTTGAGAACGCCGACATGATGCGAACGGTGGCCTTGGGAACGCCCGCAATGTCGTCCCATTCAATGCCGCCAGCCAGCGTCTTGGTCGTCAGTTCCGGTTCAGATTTGCAAGCGATCGCAGGATCTGAAGTCCTCGCCCCGTTGCGAGTGTCGGCCACATCCACACCGGCAGACCCTGAAACCACGGCACCATCACCTCCGCGAGTGCCGCATTTGCAGTGTCCACACGATGCGGCTGCTTTGGTGTCTTCATCTCGTTCGGCCTGATTGACGATCTTCTCCGCCCACGTACGCCCCGGATCGCCGCCCCACAAGGCCCATGCGATGCGACCGGCTGACGGGTAGCCGTCCTGATCCGGCGACCAGCCCTGCCCCTGCTTGTCCACTTCGTGACGGGCGAAATAGGACACCATGCGGTAGACCGTGTCCAGCGATAGCCCACGCTTGTTCACGATGTCACGGGCACGGGCTACGCCAATCTCCGTCCCGCCGCGTCCAAACTCCTCCCGCCAATCGAGCCCACGCTGGGCCTCGTCGGCCATGCTGTCGGTTGGGGTTTGGGAGTCGGCCTTGGTAGTCACGGACTTGGTTACGGTGTCGTCTTCGTTTCCTTCGGCATCGGATTCATCGTCCATGTCCACGGATGCCGCGTCAACCGATGCGGTATCGGTCGCGTCCGGCTTCGGCGGCGGATTGTCAAACAGCGGAGTCATGGGTGCATGTGCCTCAACCTGACGATACCGAAGGCGGTTCACATCGTCGGGCAAGGCTTCGAGCCCCAACACATGGCGATACTCGTTCGGGTACACGATGCCGCTCAGTTCGCCCTGCCGGTACTGTTCGGCCAACGCCAGCACATCATCACGCACTGGTGAATCGAACGTGAACCACATTTCGCCGGGTTCGATGCCGAACATTGGCAGCAGAAGTTCCGTCAGTTCGCTTGCCATTGTCGCCAGACGCGGGGCAATCGTCAGGCGGTTGTACTGCCCATCGGCCACGGTCGCACTTGCGAGGTTCGCACTGTTGAGCCGGTAGATGCTCTCGGGGATTCCCGCCGCGTCATAGATCCGCTTCTCGGTCGATGACATGCCTTCGACGTACTGCATGTCGTGAGGCTTCGTCGCGTACTGAATCAACTCGGTGTCGCGCAGAAGGAGCATGCTGCCGGACTTTCCTACGCCCTGAATGCGATTCGACAACGCGGCCTGCATCTGTGCCATCTGCTGGTCATTCGTGGTCGGCGGGGCCTTCAGGACCATGCCCGGCATACCGCCGTTATTCCAGCGTGCCACTTCGGCCTGCAACGCAGCCGCCTCCATGTCGCTTTCAAACGTCACGCAACTCGTCCACGACATGGCCCCAACCGGGTCAAACGGGTTAGCCTGGTGCCGCAGGTACACCACATCCTCGGGCTTGCAACGCATCATGGCCGTACGGTTGCGTGCGTACACGAACTCGGAGATGAGGCCCGTGGTGGACTTCACCGGCCACGTATAGCACGACGGCAGGATGTAGAGCGACGTAGGCACGCGGCCAACACGATCAGCACCGTACAAGTAAGCACGCCCGCAGACCTCCTTGAACCACCAGATGAGTTGCATCCAGATTTGGCCGGTGTATACCGGGTCCGGGTTCTGAAGCACATCCAATACCGGATGGTCCAGCACTTCTTCGATTTCCGCCCCGCTCTTTGCCGCGTAGTTGGCACCCTTGCAGCGGGTAGGCTGCACAGCGGTATCGCCCATGAGGTACGCCATCTTGCGTCGGTCAGTTACGCGACGGCCAAGGTACTTGCGTGAGCCTGACGCACCAGCCTTGCGGTACAGCCGCAACACCTGCGAAGTGCAAACCGTCGCATTGATGTTCGCCGCACGGTACATGGTGCCGACCACGCCGCGGGCGGTCTGTTCGAAGTCGCGGCCCGTATTGTTGTTGTACGCCGACGATGCGGGCTCGCCCTGAAGCACAGACGCGGCAACGTACGGCGGGTACAGCTCGCGTCCATCGAACGGATCAGCGGCCTTCACGCCACGCATCACGGGCTGTTCTGCTTTCTTGCGTGCCATTAGAACCATGTCCTTTCGATGACAGGGGCGGGCCTCTCCGCGTCCATCATTGTACCCGCGTTGTTAGTGCTTGCTATACGTTGATTCGATTGGGTTGCGACCGATGCCCACGCCCCATGCGAACGGTTCGGAGAGTCGAGATACATCACCGCGTACCGCATCGCGTCCATGCCGTCGTCGCACTCTTTGACGGGCTCCTCTTTGTCCGCCTTCCCGTCCTTGCCCGGCGGGTAGATGTACGAATCGAACTCCGCCAGCGTACTGGTCGGGCGTTTCTTCCCGTACAACACCGCGTCCGTTTCGACCGTGCAATCGGCCATGATGAACAGACGCGGCCTGCCGTCGTCCTGCACCCGAAGCCGAGCGTGTACCGCGTCCCGGCCCGTCCGGTGATCCTTATCCGCCGCGATGGTCTGGATGCCAGCAGCAGCCAGCGTTGCCCGGTCTTCAGCGTCGTGGTCGGAAATGAAAGCGTCGATACGCTCGCCCTTCGACAGTTCAAGGATCTGCTTGGCGTGGTCGGCCACGATCCGCTGGGAGCGATACAACTCCCGGTAGAGGTACATTCGCCCGTCTTCGTCAATCGCCCACCATTGGGCAACGAACGGATGGACATAGCCAAAGTCGATGGACACGATTCGCCGCCATGAGTCAGAGATTATCCGCGTAGTGAAAACGTGCGTCGATGCGTCGAACTCTGGGTATACCAGACCCTCGGCAGCGGCCCATTTGCCATCCAGCAGGCGGGCCCGGCGGTGACCTGTCAGGCTTCCCAACGTCGCCAGGTACGCTTCCCCCCGCTTCGTCCACTTGGAACCGTCCCACAGCATGGGGTTATCTTTGTGCGTCGATGGGAACGTCGTTACCTGCCCACGATCCGCCCGGCGTTTGAGCCAGTGCGATGGGGCCGACGGGTTGCAATCCCCGATGATCTGCTGATAGGGCCCCTTGCCGTTGCGGAGTCTGGTCGTCAGTTTCTCCCAGTCGTCTTCCGTCAGTTCGGTCGCCTCGAATACCGCGATGATGTCGTACTCCGTGGACATGAGCCGGTCAGGGTTGTCGAGCCCGCCAACCACCAGCGATGAACCGTTCGTGTAGTCGTAGGCCGTGCGGGTCCGGCGTTGCTGGTTGGTGATGTTGCACCCGGCTACAGCCACATGGGTTTCGAATGTGACCAGCACTGATTCCGTCATTGACGCACGGGTCTTGCGGACGATCAGCCCGCGAGCCTTGGGGTACTTCAGCAGGTACAGATGCACCTTCTCCAGCACGCCGCGGCTCTTGCCCGTGCCTGCCGCTCCGGGGATCAACACCTCCGCGTCACGGCAACGCCATAACTCAGCCACGGCCCCGTAAGGCGTGTAGTGCGGGCGTGCTGGTTGTGCGGGTGCGGTTGCCATTAGCGAACGCCAAAGATCCGCCGACGCTTGCCGGGGTACTCGCTCTGACGGGTGCCACGAAGCACGATGCCCGTAGACATGCTGCACGAGGCCATGCCGATCTGCCACACCTTGCCCCAGAACTTGTCGGCACCCAAGATCGAGTGATGCACGCCGTCCGCGTTCGCCAACTGCGGTCCAGATGATGCCGATGCGGTCGTGCCTACCGAACCGTCCGCACGGCTGTACCACATGCCGTATGCAAACGTCGTGTCCCCGTCGTCAGTCTCAGCGAACATGTCGATGTAGGACACGTTCGGCCCGGCCTCAAGCACGGTCTTCTCCAGCGTGCGACCGATGTTCAGGTGAATCGGGCGACGGCTCGCTTCTGGGTCGTAGAGATCCTTCATCTTGCCACCACGAACGATCAGGAACTTGGGAGCCCGTGCCCCGTTCGCTGCCGCGTTGGCTACGTGCTGGTCGATGATCGCTTGCACGTTTGCCTGATGGGTAGCAGAGATGCCCGCTGCAAGTTCCGTGTTCTCAGTTGCCGTGCGGTTGTGGCCGTCGTAGATCACGATGTGGGTGGCGTAGTTGTTGCCGCTGTACCCACAGAGAGCCGTCATGTACGTACGGGCGTTTGCAGCCGAGAAATACGGGTCCGGCCCCTGCTCGTAGGCGTTGCTCAACGATGCGACCATGCCGCTCTTGCCCATGCAGGATGCGTGCTGCTGTGCGTAGGTGCCGGGAGATGCGACCACGGCCAAATGTGCCCCAACGATGGGAGAGCCTGCCGACGAACGGAAGACGCGGAACCCGATGGAATACATCCGCATCGTGCTTCCCGATGGGGTCGTCGGGTTGACCAGCATGCGGCCCGGACAGCCAGCACCAGACCCACAATCCGAATCGGTCGTAGTCACTCCCGCCGCGGCATGGTTGATCGTTGCCGACACCGAACCGACGAACGTGGTATTCGCCGCGGAGATGGTGTTGTTGTCGTGTACTTGGCGGATTGCCTGTACCCGCATGTCCGTAGCCCCGCCCGTCGCACCGTACCAGATGTCCCGCACGATGGTCTGGCGGCTGTTG